TTATAATGGTGAGACACCAACTGGTAAGTCATTTATTCCTTCGAATGCTACCACGGTACAAAAGGGTGAATGGATAAAGATGAAATCACACCATAAACTTAAACTGAACAAGATAGAACTTTTGGCTTTGAGTACAACCCATAAACTAGTACCATCCGGTGTCCTCATTTGGGGTAGTGACAACGATTCAAACTGGAATTTACTTAAGACGCATATACCTAGTGGAACCGGTGGAGCTGTGACTTATAGTAGTAGACTGGGAGTTATTACCGTCAATTCCACGGTAGCGTACAAATACCACGCTATGGTTATGACGCATATGAATAATTCAGATTCTGATTACACTTTAATGTCTATATCTCAAATGAAATTTTATGGCACAGAAGAAGACATCTCGATCCCCCTCCAGATCGGTGGCGGGAACATCGACAAGGTGGCGAACTTTAGGGTCTACGACAAGTTCGTGGGGGAGGACCAAGCCCTCGAGATTTGGGATGCCCAAAAGGACGAGTTCGGTCGGGCCAAATCCTCGATGACCCTCCACAAGGGTCGCCTAGGCATAGGGACGACGGAACCTGAGGGGAGGTTGGCGGTGGTGGATGAACCCCACAACTTGGAAGAGTTTCCTCCTAGGGCTATGACTGCTGACAAAACGTATATCGAAGGTCACGGTGAGTTTTGTGCAACTGTGACTGAGATATATCCCAATGCTTATGCGTATAAAGCATTTAACAAAATTCAAAGTGGTTTTGGTCTAGATTTTCATTGGTCCACCAATACCGCCGACTATGATAATGTGACGGGGGTATACACGGGATCATCCGACTATTTTACTAATGTAGAAGGGCAGATTGCACTTGGTCATTGGATTCAAATAGACTTTCCATATAAGATTAACTACCGGTATTCAGAGATCCAAGGTCCTGATCATGCCGCGGGGCGTCAACCACATACTGGATATATTGTCGGAAGTAACGATTTATCGGGTGTATGGACTTCATTACATAAATATTCTGGTATGACGAGAACAGGTGTTCGTGATTTCGTCACGTACACACCTCCTACCATATCTACACAATCTTTCAAGTATTTCCGTCTCGTCATAGAAAAATTGGGAGGAGGTAATGGAAATGCGGGTGTTTCTCAATGGCACATCTTCGGCACCCGTGAGCAGGGTCAATCCGTACTCCACGATGGCCAACTGACCCTCACGAAATCGTTAAATGTTCCCCGAATTGGGCCGGCCCTAGACGCGGACGATACACCCCGCAGGGACCGACTCGTCGTGGAATACAATACCTCGACGAACCAGCCTACAGGAACCGACCCTACGTTCGGGGGAGTTGTGCGGGATACGAGTGGGAGGGGGAATGACGGGGTGTATTACCGCCGGGCCGCGGCGGGGGACACCACCGGTGGTTATAATGCTACAGAGAAGGCTTTTGAATTTGCGTCGTTCATGACGCCCGAACAACACATACAAACACCAAAATTAAAAAATCCAAGTGGAAACTGGGTATTTAGTGTATCTTGTTGGTTTAAGACTAATAGTTTACATACAGGTGGAGTATGGCAAACAAATCCAGGTGGTACCGATTCAGCTGCAGGTGTCCAAGTGAGACCTGATGGAACTGTTAGAATATTCGTATGGGGTACCACTATCGGTGATTTTGCGGGGGGGTACACTCCTGGTGAGTGGGTACATGTAGTGGCTTTATTCAAGGGCGTTGATCAAAAGGGTGAGTTATTTATTAATGGATCTTCGAAGGTTTTAACAAATAATAATTCACCTCTCAACCTCTCTGGTGATAATCGAATATACATAGGATCCCAAGCAAATACGGATGCGTCGGTGTCGTCACCTTTTGATGGCTTCATCTCCCAATTCAAACTCTACGACACGGTCCTCACCGCCGAAGAGGCCAAGACCCTCTACGATATGGGTCGGTGTGATGAGGGTGGCCACGTGGTGAACTTCTCGAAGACTCGGGTCGGGATAGGCTTAGGGAATGGGGAGGCTCCGAGGGCGGTTTTGGATGTGCGGGGAGACATTCGTTACATAAATATAGCACCCATAGCTTTACCTACATTTTACGATCATATATTAGCTGGTCGAAGTGATAGAGGTATATATCCAATTGTAGGAACCCAGGGTGGAACTAAGATATACAATGTTTATTGTGAACCAGATATGTACGGTGGTGGTTGGATGTGTTTTGCACAAGTACCTCAAGTTGGTGATATCGCGTCTAGTGTTACGTGGAATCTATACACAGATAAATTAGGAAATTCGAATGTATTTTTATCACCACAAAATAGTACAACACGCCGACACGCAATGTTTAGTGTTCCTATGAATATTTTATCAAATAATAATGGACAGAATTTGGATGTATTACTTATGGTATATGGTAATGGTCTTAGAAATAATGGAACTTTCGGTGCAAAAGTTGGTGCTATATGGCGTGGTGTGAACTTAAACAATGCATTTAATTCGAACTTTATGGGTGCAACTGGATCCAGTAATCAGGCACGTTCATCAAACGGTGTTGATTTTGCTGCATCAAGTCTTACTCTATATAAATCGAATACTGGGTGGGACTTTAGTATTAGTGTAAACGGTGAACACGTCGACGGTGGATATGGAGATACTAATGATGGTACAGCTGGTTATATTGTTCACGGAGTTTCCAATGGTTGGAATTTATACTCGCGTGCTATAAATGGACCGGGGGGTTCTTGGCAATACGTTAATAGTGCGGGTTGGGAATATGTAAGATTCTTCGTCAGACCTTCCTCATTTTAAAAACTATAGTATAATAAATGACACTAACTGACGAAGAACATATGTTTAATTTTAAGATGATGGATTTAAGAAATAAGAGAAGATATCTTCTCAATGAATCCGATAAATACGCCATTCCCGACTGGCCACACTCCACCCCAGAAGTTCGACAAGCATGGCTCGAGTACCGCCAAGCCCTTCGCGACCTTCCCACGGCGACCGAAGATCCGGCGAATCCCGTTTGGCCGGTAAGACCAGATGAAGTCACGGAGGAAAATACATCAAACGTTGTAGCCGAGTAACACAGTTACTCGTACATGATAAATCTAAATTTTCATTATTTTAAAATTATACAGACCAGAAGGTTCATACACATGGAATGAGGATAATCTCCTCTTGTAGAATACAGGGTAAGGTTATCTCTTGTTTCGAACGGTGTTGTCCCTGGTACATGTATTGTGAACTCGGGTCATCGTAGCTTTTCTTGAAGACGACCGCCCGGTCGTTATAATATTTTTCCCCAGTTTTGTAAATGTATGGATACCTCACACATCTATCATCTACAAAGTCTTTTTCGGTTATAAGTGCTATCGGTTTTTTATCGATAAGGTCCCCAACTTGTTTAGTAATGGATTTCATGATACTGGGTTGATTTCCCAGTACTCCATGAAGTTCTTTAATAAATGTGATAATAGCAGGACCTAGTGATGTCTGGTCGAAACCCAAGAGTTTGAGTTCCGTTTCAGAGTGTTTTAGGACACCCTCAATCCATTCAGTCATTTGTTGTATTTACGACAGAAATGTTTAAGTCTTGTATCAAACAAAGTCTTCTGGACTTTTTCAGTGTTTAAAAAAAACTCCCTCTATAATAACTATGCCTGAACTCGGCGAAGGACTCAGCGGGTATCTCGATGTAGAGAACGCGACCCTTCGTGCTCCCAGGCTCGAGGCTGTTTCCAACATTGGCATCGCGAATACTGCTCCCCGACACGCCTTTTCCGTAGGCTCGAATCTATACGTCAGCACAAAATCTTCGAATGTCCTCACAGTCAACGGGAATGTCGCATGTGAAGGCATCAAAATGGGACTCATCGAAATCACACCCTCCTATGACCTCGCGGCCGTCTCCAATGTGGGGAACGTCACTCAGAGCACCATTCAATTCAGTAACGCCACCACGGGGTTCGTGACCACATCGAATGTGGAAATTGGAGGGGGGACAATTTTCAGTGGTCACATCCTCCCCTCCGCAGATAATACCTACGATATCGGGTCAGCCGCATTCAAAATTCGGGACATGTACATTTCCGATAACTCACTTTGGATCGGTGACGATACGAAACTTTCAATCACTGAGGGTGAGCTTAAATTCCGAAAGCGAAATACAGAGGTTGTTCCCAAGGGTATCACTGATATGGGTGGTACCGGTAGTGCTGCACTGACACACGCGGGTGTCTCCGATATCAACGATATGAAACTCCACCACTGGGAAGCCTATGCTAAATCCATTGACGCCACCAAAACCACGAAAGATATATTCACGGATGATGTGGAGAATTATGAAACCTCGGCTATCAAAACCTTTAACACGAGTAATGCGATGACGATCGGGACCACAAAGACATTCGTGGTTACTGTATCGGATGCCAGTGGTGCTAATAAATACTACATAGACGGTATACAACAACCTTATTTGACGCTACACCAACACCAGACATATATATTTGACCTATCCAGTCCAACTCTTGTGGATCACCCCTTCGTATTTTCGGAAACTGCTGACGGCAGTGCCTACACTACAGGTATAACAACTACGGGTGCGTATGGGAGTACTGAAAAGAGAACATTCATCGTCCCCGCAGGTGCCCCCGCGACACTTTACTATTATTGTACAGCCCACGCTGGTATGGGGGCTACGGTAAGTATCTCATCCGAAGCAGAACTCATCGTTTCGGGTCGTTTCGAGTCCACTGGGACAGGGGGTACCACCCTAGGTGGTGGTACGACCGCCCAGAGACCGACGTATGCACCTCTGGGTACGATCCGCTATAACTCCACAACTGGGTTTATGGAAGGATACGCAGCGGCGGGGTGGGCCCCTATCGCCCAACCACCAACGGTCACAGGTATTTCGCCGTTAACCACAGTTCGTAGTGGTGGGTATGCGGCTGGATGGTCCCAAGAAGCGAAGCTTCAGGCATCAGATATAGAGTTGAATGACAGATTCGGCTATAGCGTCTCCATGAGCGGGGACGGGACGAAGGTTATAATGGGGGCGTACTATGAGGATACGGATGGTACCGACGCCGGTGCCGCCTATATCTTCGCCTACGATGGTTCGTCATGGTCCCAAGAAGCGAAGATTCAGTCATCAGACATCGCTGCGGGTCACGGCGCGGATGACAACTTCGGCTTTAGCGTCTCCATGAACTCGGACGGGACGAAGGTTATAGTGGGGGCGAATAAAGAAGATACAGGAGCCGCCGACGCCGGTGCCGCCTATATCTTCGCCTACGATGGTTCGTCGTGGTCCCAAGAAGGGACGATTCGGGCATCGGATCCAGAACAGTGGGACAACTTCGGCAATAGTGTCTCCATGAGCGGGGACGGGACGAAGGTTATAGTGGGGGCGAAGTGGGAGGATACGACTTATGCCAACGCCGGGTCCGCCTATATCTTCGCCTACGATGGTTCGTCGTGGTCCCAAGAAGGGAAGATTAGGGCATTGGATCCAGAGGGGAATGACAACTTCGGCAATGATCAGGCTGTCTCCATGAACTCGGACGGGACGAAGGTTATAGTGGGGGCGAAGTGGGAGGATACGACTTATGCCAACGCCGGGTCCGCCTATATCTTCGCCTACGATGGTTCGTCGTGGGCTCAAGAAGCGAAGTTTCAGTCAACAGATATAGAGCTGTATGACAACTTCGGCTATAGCACCTCCATGAGCTCGGATGGGACGAAGGTTATAGTGGGGGCACCCTTTGAGGATACGGATGGGACTTCAGCCGGGTCCGCCTATATCTTCGCCTACGATGGTTCGTCGTGGTCCCAAGAAGGGAAGATTCAGTCATCAGATGTAGAGTATAATGACAGATTCGGCACGAGTGTCTCCATGAACTCGGACGGGACGAAGGTTATAGTGGGGGCGCACCTTGAGGACGAGCAAGTCGCCGACGCCGGTGCCGCCTATATCTTCGCCTACGATGGTTCGTCGTGGTCCCAAGAAGGGAAGATTCAGGCATCGGATCCAGAGACGACTGACTACTTCGGCACGAGTGTCTCCATGAGCGGGGACGGGACGAAGGTTATAGCGGGGGCGTACCGGAAGTACTCCGCGAACCCTCCCTCGACCGGTGCCGCCTATACCTTTGACTACAAGGCGACCGCGCTCTTTGACGCATCAACCCAGGTATTCACGGCGACGGGTACAGGTATTGTCAGTGGATCGACGGTACAATTAGAAGGTGCCAATGGAAGTTTGTATAGTGTTGTCGATGCGACCGAACCGAACGCTGCCGGGACACAAGTGACTTTCAAGATGGGGAGTGAGGCGGGCGGCGGCGTTGAGTTTCCACCTATGGCGATGACAAATAATAGTTCGATCACGGGGTACGTAGCGAGTGCCTCGCCGGGTTCGACTAACGCGTACAAGGCCTTTGATGATGTTGTGACTACGGGTAGTTTCTGGACCGCCACCCCTGGTAACGCCACTGCGGGCTATTCAACCACCGTACCCTATTTAGCGGGACTTGACTCCCCAGCAACTCAAGATATAAGTGGAACAACGCATCGTGGGCATTGGATACAATTACAAATACCCAACCCAGTTGTACTATCTCGCGCTGTAATAGGTAGCACTCAATCTGGATATCTACACGGACAATTTGTTATATTAGGGAGCAACGACGGTACAAATTGGACATCACTTCATGCTGGGACGGGGACGACTCTGTCCACAAATGTCACGACACTATCCGCTGGGTCGACAGAAGCATTCTCTTATTTCAGGGTAGTAATAAAGTCAAAGGGCGCTGGTTCTATCGGTCATAATATTGAACTCAACAATGTACAGTTTTTTGGTGGATCGGGATCTTGGGTTCTCGCAAATCAACCCTATAAAGTTAGGATTAATAGTACATCGGGTTTGATCGGGACCAGTACTGCCGCGATAGCGTTTCCAACTGTGTGGACTACCGCGGCTAATGCGAACCTATATTTCGAGACTGATGCGTCCCAAACTCGCACACTCGTAGGTACAGATGGTGCTGGTGGTACGAATAGGACATTCTCTCTAGCACCCGGGAGTAACGCCTTACCATCAGGCCTCACCCTTACAGGGAGTACAGGTGCGATAACAGGTCAAATTGCGGCGAATCAAGATGGTGTTACGACGTCCGTAACATTCCGATTGACTGATAACGGTAGCGGACTGTTCACAGATAGAGCAATCAATATCGTGGGCAGTGGCAGTCTCTACGCCTTTACTTCATTTACATTCACGAATGCGGGGCAAACGGGACGGACGGGTCCGTCCCTCGCAACCTTAACGGGTCACTCGGATTATTCATCTGCAGCATGGAGAACTGATACTAATAATTTTAGTCAGGTGTCTGGAAAACAAGGGTTCCAGCTCTGGACTATCCCTACCAGCGGGACGTACCGCATCATAGCTAAAGGGGCGATGGGGGGCGATGGAGACACCGCATCCAAAATGGGTGGGTACGGCGGAGAAGTCCAGGCGGACTTTGCTTTCACGAAGGGTACAAAAATAGTCATCATTGTTGGTCAGAAAGGGGAGGACTCGGCGGCGTTAAATAAAGGTGGTGCAGGTGGTGGTGGTACATATGTTCTCGCAGGTGGCACCAATTTTTACCCCTCGTCCACCAATGATATATACCTAATTGCGGGTGGGGGTGCAGGGGGGCATGGGTACCACGGCACCCTATCTCGAACCGCCAGTGCTAATGCATCCTCAAATGGAAGTAGCCCAAATGGCGGTTTAGCAGCGAGTACCACAACATATGAACCTGGTGGTGGTGCGGGGTGGGGTGGCAGTGGGGCTGGTTCGTCCGGGTCCTATCCATCGGGTGGTCGGAACCCGGAGAACGCGGCGACGGGTGGGTACGGGGGGTACTCCAGCAATGAGACCAGCCATCGTAGATACGGTGGTTTTGGTGGTGGGGGTGGTAACGGGGCACATTCTAGTGGTGGTGGTGGTGGGTACGGTGGTGGGCAGGCCCAATATTGGGGTACCAACACATTGGCCGCAGCTAGTACATCATATATTCAGGCGTCGACTCTGGCGCGAGTGAGTGGAACCGCTGTATTTTCTGGTAATCACACTAGCGAGAATGGCTCAGTTATCATTACAAAGCTATGATAAAAATGTAATATAAAGTATATGCTCGCTCAAGTATTAAACAGTTTGTTACCAGGTGTATCGTACACCTCATCCAATGATACTTGGGAAAATGTCATTTTCGATGATACAAATGTATTAAAACCTGCACTCCACGAGTATGAATATACACTCTACAAACTCACGAACGCTGATGCGATCAAAAAGTTCCGGGAGGAAAGAAACACTCTCCTCGATAAGAGTGATAAATATATGACCAAAGATTACCCCCACCGTCTCGAACTGGATATCCAGAACTGGGTCGAGTACCGCCAGGCTCTAAGGGATCTTCCTATAACAGCCCGTCCCACTCTTGATGAAGACGGAAACCTCACTGGTGTTGAATGGCCCGTCGCCCCGACTTCGTAAACCAACCTCTTCCAAAGTGGACCGAGTCCCATTTTGTAAGTCGTATCTAAGAATCTATAAGATTCGTCCAAGCTTAAAAATAAACTCTCACTATATTATAAAATGTCTGGTGGTATTGCCCAACTCGTCGCCGTAGGTGCCCAGGATGTACACCTCGTTGGCCAGCCTGAGGTGTCTTTCTTTAGGTCCACCTATAAGCGTCATACGAATTTCTCCCAAACTGTCGAGCGTCAGGTCATTCAGGGCAACGTCTCAAATGGTGGTATGTCCACCGTTCGCTTCGAGCGCAAGGGTGACATGCTCGGTTATGTCTATATTGTTCCCAATAACGGAACCAAGACTCTTGATTACAATGCTATCGACTGGCGTACAAAAATTTCCAAGGTTGAACTTCTCATAGGTGGCCAGGTCATTGATGAACAGGATTCCCTTTTCTCAACTCTGATCGCCCCCTCTCTCTACGCTACTTCTTCTTCCAAGTCTGTAGCTGGTAATCTTTTTGGTGGAGGTGGCAACAGTCGATTCTATCCTCTCCGTTTCGCTTTCTGTGAGAACTGGCAATCGGCCCTCCCCCTCATCGCCCTCCAATATCACGATATCGAGCTTCGAATTACTTGGGGAACCACCGCTATCGCGGACAGTGCCAAGTGGGATGTATATGCCAATTATGCCTATCTTGACACCGATGAACGTGAGATGTTTGCTGCTCAGCCTCAGAACATGATCATGACCCAGGTCCAGAAGGCTATATCCTCTGGATCCAAGATTCAGGAGCTTAACTTCAACCACCCTGTGAAGCTTCTGGCTGCTGCGGGTGCTGCCAATCTCCCCATTCTTGGGGACAATAATAAACTCAAGCTCCAGATTAACGGTACCGACGTCGCCGACTTCAAGTTCGCTGACCCCCACTTCACCACTGTACCCCTCTTCTACCACTCCTCCAACGGTGTCTCTTCCACCGCCAAGAAGCTCTTCTTCTATCCCTTCTGCTTAGATGCTGGAAAGCTCCAGCCTACTGGTTCGCTTAACTTTTCCCGCCTCGACTCTGCTCGTATCGTGAATGATACCGCGGACTCCGATAATGATATTTATGCCGTAAATTTCAATGTACTCCGTATTGAGAATGGTATGGGTGGTCTTTTATATTCTAACTAATTACTATATGTGGAAAGTTATATTTCTTCTCGCCATCGTTTTTGTATTGACGTACGATCCTAATTCCAGGACACTTGAAAAGTTTGTCGGTGAGCCCCAGGTGTCTCCATCGACAGATAAATCATGTGAACACGCGCATTACGAATCCGTTCAGTTTGCTCAGTCTCCCTACGAATGCCCCGTACCAGGTAAAACTAAAATGGGGGTAGTGATGTAGAAAGCTTAAAAAGAAAACCACACGTACCAGTATAATGATTCCCGTGAATCGTGACACTATCATGACTGTCGCCGTAATTGTGTGTGCCCTTGGTATTATATTCCTATTTAAGGAACTCAACAAGACTAAGGATGATATGAATGCCTTCAAGGTATTTTCCACCCAGGTCGTTAAGCGCCTAACCCCCGCACCAGAGCCCGCGCCGGAACCAGAGCCAGAGCCAAAGTCAGAGCCGGTCACTGAAGAAAAAAAAGAAGAATAAACATGTCATCCTATTATAACTTGCGAATGCGCAATGAAAAAGTACAAAGCGATTGCTGTACCAGTCAGTTTTGCCGATGGGAAACCTAAATTTCTCACGGTGAGGGACTGGAGATATAAAGATTGGATTTTCGTCACAGGTGGATGTCGAAGAAGAGAGATATTTAATCCACTTCGTTGTGCCCTTCGGGAACTTGAAGAGGAAACTAGGGGTGTCGTCGCCCTAAAAAATGGTGAATATACAGAATTTAAATTTACAGTCAGGGAAAGTCCAACTGTGGAACTTGAATACAATGTTTTTATATTTTTCGTTAATTTTACCAAATCTGAACAACAAACACAAATTAGAAAGTTTTACGAAGAAAAATACAAGATGAATCTCAGGAAGGCTCAAAAACAACCCATTCGAAAAACATACGACGAAAACGATTATATGAGTTATGATACTCTAGATGAATTTAACTCACGTAAGCGTTGGAAATTGATAATAGATAACGTTCTAAAAAATCCACAATTTTACTCCTGTATGAGTTCTTTGAATAGAAAAACATTTTCTATAAAATAATGAAGTCGAAGGCTTATATTTTACGCCAGATTGGCGAACTTCTCGAGAAGAATCGTGGCTTATGTGAAGAAGAGGTTGAAGAATGGGTTGAAGAAAATAAGATAAAAACTGTATATGAATTATTAATCATAAAGAA